AAAAGGGTATTGACTTGACTAAAGAGGTCGTGTCTGCCTCCAGCAGAAAGGCAAGAATCAAGGCTGCTCGGGACGGGGTGAAGAAAGTCTTTGCTTCAGAGAAGGGTCAGGCTGTCAAGTCTTGGTTTGGCGAGGGTGCTGAAGAAGGAATCATCACCTCACTAGACCAGCTCAACAGAATCAGCGCCGAGGTTACATCCGGCAGGATGAGCAGGCAGGAGGCGATTGATGAGTACTGGAACCCATATCAGATTGCAGACTCTTTCTACGCAGGTTTCCTTGGGGGCGGTGTGGGTGCATCTCCTTTCATTGCGGCTAAGGGTGTTAGTGCCTTGGGCTCTAAGTTCACACTCTTTGACAGACTCGAGCTCAAGGACAGAAAGGTGTTCTTGCTTGAGCAGCTTGAGCGGGATGACCTTAGCGCAGAAGAAAAAAAGGGGGTCCGTGCTGAGCTTACAAAGATTCACGAAGACGCAAACAGGCTCGTTAGAAAGGACGTGGACTTCTATTCTCAGATGGAGAATGAAGACATGACGGAGATTATCCGCTTGAATCAAGAAATCTCTAACAAAAGAAAAAGAGCACGAGCGCTTTCAAGAGCACAGGGTGCAACAAATCAGAATCAACTTCAGGCACTGGCCAATGATGTGCGCAGCTTGATGGCGCAAAAGCTAGAGATTGAAAACAAGTACGAGTCGGCTAACGCTGGATTCGACATGGACGTGGAGGCTCAGACGCGCAACAACCAAGAGGTAGAAAGACTCGTGGAGGACATCATGAATGTGGACCAAGAGTGGGACAGCGTAACAGAGGGGCAGGGCAACACGGGGGCAGGTAAGATTGTTTTGACTGACAACAACACAGACACGATTCTATCTCGCCTTTTGGCCAAGGGAATCAAGGGTACTAGGTTTGCTACAGCAGAACAAATTCGTGACGGCATCGTCGGGGCATTCAACATGGCCAAGGCAATCAAGGCAGACAACCCTGACGCTGAGGTCATCTTGGTCAACAGCAAAGAAGCGTTTAAGCGCGAGGTGGCAAAGGCCGGGAAGGTATCGCCAAGCAAAATACAGCTTTCTCGAGGTATGCACATATCTAAGGACGGCGGTACTGTAGTGCTGTACGCTCCTGCTCTCAAGACAAATACAGGATACCACGAAGGATTCCACCAAGCGGTATACCGTCAGATGCTCAAGGATGGTGTGAACCGTGGTGAAGCTATGATTCGCTTGGCTTCTGCTCTGCGCAGAGGCATGACCAAAGCGCAGCTTGCCAAGTACGGCAACTTCGTAAACCAATACGGCAATGTCTCTGAGGCGCTCAAGGCTGAGGAGTTTTTGGCTGAGGTGTTTAGCGACATGGCCGATGGAGAAATCGACATCCAGTTCCACAAGGGAATCGTAAGCGGTTTTGCACGTTTTGTGAAGCAAGCGCTTAGCGCAAAGGGGGTCAAGATGACCAACACACCCGTGCTCCAAGACGTAGCGAACGGTCTTCGTGACGCAGCAGAGTACTTCTCAGAGGGCGAAGGAGGCGCTCAGGGGGCCCTTGCTGCCGTTTTAGACGCCTCAGGTAGGCTCAGACCCGGATTGGGTAGAGAAGGTCTCTTAAACAGGCTAGAATTGCGTCGTCACAGAAACGCTCAGACCAGAGCTCAGGCGCATCAGCAGTCAGATGACCTTGATTCTACCGTAAAAGCACAAGATAGACTCAACGAGCCTAGTGTTTTGGGTGACTGGACCAAGGATGCACTGACGTTTGATGCCAACGGCAACGTCAAGCTGACTCATGTGGGGCCACAGAACTTGGAAGGAGGATTCATTGACCCGCGTAGGTTTGGCCAGCAGCCATACACCACCGACCAGCGTGGTGACAAGGTTGCAATGTTCTACGTCAAGCCTGAGGACCAAGAGAGCATGGTGAGAGGCCGGGCCTACGAGGCTACGGTACCGCCGCAAATGCTGTACGACTTGTTCAAGGACCCACTCAACCTGTACGACACAGCACTCAAGGCGTTTAGGGATGCAGGTAACGTCGTTGCATTCGACGGAAACAAGCAGGCAGAGTGGATTGGGTACGAGGCTCGCAAGCAGGGCTTCGATGGCATGGTCACCAAGTGGCGCAACACTGCGCGTGTGGACATGTGGGTTCCTGTACGTCCCGATGAGAACGGCGGGTACTCACCTGCTGGTACCAAGATGACAGAGGCCGACATCTCCCCTGCCAAGAACAACCAATACGCTGTGGCTGCTATCGCAAAGAACATGCGGGAGGCAATCGCGGCGCACAAGGAGAAAGGCACGGGGGTAGACGGTCAGACAACACCACTGAAAGAGGAGACCATCCAGCGCATGATGGATGAGGGCACTACCTTCTACGTCGGCAACAACAGACTCAGCTCGGGCGTCGTGTCCTACGTGGACAAGGACGGCTACATGGGTGGACTCACCAAGCATCCAGACGTACCACTTCGTGGGGTGCAGGCTGAGATGCTGCGTAAGCGTATCGAGGATGGGGGTAACCACCTCGAGTGCTTCGACACCTACCTTGTAAAGAACAACATTGCTGCAGGATTTGTCCCTGTGGCTAGAATCCCATTCGATGTAGATAGGGCTCCCGAAGGATGGGACGCACCTAACTCAACCCTGCGTGACAAACCAGACCTAGTCTTCATGGCGTACGACCCTGCGGCTGCGCTTGACGCAAAGCCCGGGGACGGCGTCAGGGCCAAGTCCTACGACGAGGGTCTTGCCATGGCTCGCTCTAGAGGAGAGGGTGCTGTGGATACTTCAGACGTTCTCAAGCGCCAAGCTACTGAGTTTGACGAAGGTGATGCGAAGGCAATCAAAGAGAACGATGGCGAGGCTATCGGTAGCTTCTACGAGCTTCTAGCTTCTAAGGCCAAGAGCTCTCAGGGTGCGGTGTACAGGTACAGAGGATTCTTTGAGGGCATGTCTCAGGGCAGGATGATTTTTGTCGACGAGCAGGTCCCAAAGAATGCAGAGGGGTATGCGGATAGGTTTATCGAATTTGTATTCAGACCGCTAGACAGCGGCAGAATCCTTGACGAGCAGCTTGCTGGCAGACAGCCGGGCGAGGATGCAAGGCCAATCCCGCAGAAAATGAAGGAGGGTCGTGTGATTAAGCTTGACGAGTGGTTTGTCACTAAGCCAATCGACGCCGAAGGTAAGATTATTAAGGGGGCAGAGAACAGAGGTAGCGGACTTGGAACTCGCTTCCTGAATATGGCACTAGAGGTGGCTGATGAGCTTGACATTGACATCGAGCTCATGGCGTACCCAACTAAAAACTATCAGGGCACAGAGCGTCAGAACGACGCTGCAGCCAAGAAGCTGACAAAGTACTACCAGAAGTTTGGCTTTGTACCGACATCAGAGTACAGCCGCACAATGATTCGTGTGGCTCAGCAGAACCTTGACCAGCTCAATGCTGAAGAGACACAGGCAACTCAGGACTTGGGCGATGCAACCAAGGCGCAGGCTATCGAGGCCACTATTCAGTTCGACACAGACACGGGTCGCAAATGGACGGTGCGCAGAAAGTTTACGGACGAGAAGCACGTCAAGAACTTCATCAACTACATCGAGAAGAAGAAGGGTTACACGTTCGACGAGAGATGGAATCACGACACGCCGCCTGATGTCGACCCACCTGAGGTTAGCGGAGTCACCAAGGCACAGCAACTTGCCATTGACGCCATCAACTCAGAGACACCGGGTGAGCTGACGCAGAGCATTCAAGTGGCTCGCGCACTCAACAAGTTTGCAGGTGAGCCTGTGAAGAGTGAGGGCGAGATGATGACGCGCTTCCTCAACAACGTGTATGAGGAGGCCGGGTTCTACCTGAACCAAAAGGATGCACGTACTGGCGGTATCACGTGGTACACCGAGGACATTCAGGAAGCCAAGCAGAAGATGGGGATTATCTTCCCTGCCCTGCAAGGAGAGGCCATGGGCAGTATCGGCTCAGCATTGCTTGCTGTACTATCTCCGGGTAACAGCCCTATCGGCAACATGACTACGCTGGCTGCCGTACTGCGCAACACACCAATCGACCAGCAGCGCTCAGGCAACTTCTCCCGCGACTGGGGAGGGGACAAGATGAGCTTTATTGACAAGAAAGGCAGGTCAGTGGCGTCGGGCAGAGTTGTTAAGGAAACCAAAACACACTTCATCGTTCAGGGTGTAGATGCCTTGGGCCGAGAGAGTAAGTACAGAAACGGACAAAACTTCCGCGTCAAGATTGCCAAGAAGGACCTGAAGGCTGGATACCCTAAGCCCACTGGATACACCACTAGGGGTAGAACTGTGGCCAAGCAGCTTGACAAGCTTCAGTCTTTGTTTGAGAGATTCAAGACACCTGAGGCTGTGGTTAAGTTCCTTACGACAGACCAGCCAATCGAGGTGCTCAGAGAGTTCAACAAGTCCGTGCCTGACACCAAAGGCAAGGTCAACAAGAACCCTGCACCCGGGCGACGCAAGGGAGCGTACATCTTCGGAGAGAAGGTAGGCAGCTTCTTCCTCAACATGGAGGGGCTGGGCGAGTCGCTGACATCTGACCTGTGGTTCAACAGAACTTGGAACAGATACGCAGGCACCATGATTGACACGGTGAGCGGTAAGGAGACTATCGTCGAGGTTCCTCGTAGCGAATCAGAGCGCAGACTTCAGAGCGAAGCTGTGACTCAGGCAGCCAATGAGCTTGGACTGACTACTGCAGAACTGCAGGCAACCATGTGGTACTTCGAGCAAGAGCTGTGGAGAAGCATGGGTGTGAACACACGGAGTGAAAACTATGCGATGGCGATTGACAATGTCGCCTCGAGAATGGACCTAGACAATGATACAAGACAAAGACTTGCGGCAGCTGGAGTCAACCTTGACGCGGCTGAAGCAAAACGGGAAACTGCCGTCAGTAGAGCAGATTCTAAAGGCATTGAGAAATACCGCGCCCCGCAAGAGCCCGGCACAGAGATAAAGGCACAGCCGATAACCTCAGTCACCGACCCAGATGGCTCGAGGTTTACGGACTTCAAGGGTGTGTGGGGGGCTCTCGCTAACGCAGGAATCCTCATGCACGGCACCCCAGCTAACTTTGCCAAGTTTGACAATGACATCGCGTTTGGGCCCAACGTCCCCGGACTCTATGGCAACGGCACGTACCTGACTAGGAATGTAGACAAGGCCGCCGCGTATGGCAAGAACGTCATCTTCATTGACGGTCAGGGCCTGAACCTAGCCAACATGTACAGCTTTAGGCAGGGTGCTAGAGTCACCACTGCACTGAACAAGCTGAACCAGCTGGGGCCACAGAGCTATGAGGTACACAAGAAGATTGCCATGGATGCCCGCAGAGGTATGGCTCAGAGACCCAACTCCCCACTAGGATTTAGGTCTGAGGTTGGCAAGAACCCTGAGATACTCGTAGAGAGAGTTATCGCCGAGACGGTCAAGCAGATGCAGGATACAAACAATCAGCTTGGCTCCGGCAGAACAACTATCGAGACCCTGCGTAACGTCATGTACGGGGACAACGGCAAGCCGGGTGTTGCTGTCAAGGCGATGATTGACTTCCAAAGAGAAGTTAACAGATTGAGATACGAGGGTATGGACCCCGCTGAGGCGCAGCTCAAGGCGCTGGGTGATGGGCTAGGAAGCAGGGATGCCATTGACGATGCCATGGCGATTGCCAGATACACGTTTGCAGAAATCGTACGTCAGGCAGGATTTGATGGCTACTACTTCTCCGCTGAGATGGACAGGGGGTATCAGGGTATCGAGCGCAGAGCCAAGGAGGGTAAGCTTGAGACAAGAGAGCAGCAGGAGATGAAGCTCGAGGCGCTGGAGATTGCAGGCACCGACGGAGGTTTCGCACAAGAAGCCATCATCGTCAACACCGACAGACTCAACGACCTCATCATCCCAGCAGAGAATGTAATCGCTGCTGCAGTCAGTAGAATTACTGCAGAGGAAAGCACGATTGACCAAGGTGGGCAGATGGGCAACAACGGCATCATCAACGAAGGTATGCGTGATTCTCAGAATCTGCTCAAGGCACAGCCATTGCAGGGATTCCTCGACGACTACGACGCTGACATGAACACACTGCGTGGCGAGAGACCACCAGCCCGTATCGACAGAGAGGCAGAGATGGGTAAGGTGCAGCGTGCTATGCTCGGCATCATGGAGTTTGTGTACGACAAGTTCTACAGAGCCATCCGCTACCAGCGCGACATCGAGAAGGCTATCGGTGGCAGGGTGATGCAGGAGCAAGACTACGCCATGGCGCTGTCACTGCTTGACGGTAAGGCATCGCGTAGGTTGCAGAGTGTAGACATGTTCATGGAGGACTTGGCTGCAGTCATGAATAAGTTCGGCATCTCGCACAAGGAGCTAAGCGACTTCCTGTATGCTATGCACGCAGAGAACCGTAACGCTGTACTGCGTGAGCGCTTCGGTAACAAGAAGCTTTCTATCATGGAGTCGATTGCCAAGCAGGCAGCGCTCATCAACGACGAGCAAACCTCTGACACGGCCAAGCGTAAAGCGTCTAAGAAACTTGCTGACCTGCAAGAAGAGCTGGCTGACGTAGAGGCTAGACTGGAGAACGACAACTTCTCAGGTAAGACCGACGAACAGGCACGCAGAGAGATTGAAGAACTCGACAGCGAAGGCATGCGTCAGGCATACGACATGGTGATGGAGTTCCAAGCAGAGACTCGCAAGCTGATTGTAGAGTATGGCTTGGAAACACAGGCCACTGTTGATAAGCTTGAGGCGTTGTACCCAAGCTATGTCCCGCTTAGCGGATTTGCCATTGACGAGGACGGAGGCGCCGAGGCACGTGAAGCAGGCTACCTGCACATGCACCAAGCAAGGGTGTTCCGTGGAATCAGAAGAGCAGAGGGTCGTACCAGCTTGGCTGACAGCCCGCTCGACTACATCTTCGAGAGACGGTACCAAACAGTCATGGCTGGCGAGAAGAACCTTGCCAACTCCAGACTGCTCAACCTCTTGGCTGACAACCCGGACAAGGACCTGTACAAAATCTACGGACCGAAAGATGCTACTCCAGTGCTGAGAGGCAAGCGCCGTGGCATGACCCGCGATGAGATGCGCAACAACGACAGGTTCGTTGAGGTTGTCATCAATGGTGAGTCGTTCTTCATGGAGTTCGCTAACTCTGCTGTGGCTCGTGCAGTCAATAAGCACAACATCCTCAAGTCACCCGAGGGCGTACCCGGCATGATATTCAATGCCATTCGTGGCCTTGGTAGATTCCTGTCAAGCACCTTTACAAGTTACTCCCCTGACTTTATTGTAGCCAACTTCACACGTGACTTGCAGTTTGGTTTGGGGTCACTACTTGCTGAGCAGGAGATTGAGGGCGGTCAAGCGTTCGGTGAGAACCTTGTCAAGTCTACAATGAAAAAGCACCTGCCATCTCTTGCGTTCCTGTACAAGAACCTGCAGGGCGTTGAGGACACAAGCCACCCGATGTACAAGGCGTGGCAGGAGTTCCAAGATTCAGGAGCTATCACTGACTGGCCATACGCCAAGAACAGAGACAAGCTGCGCTCAGACCTCGAGACCCTGACTAGAATGCAGCAGGGTGGTGCTGGGGTTAGCGCTGTCAAGGGGCTCAAGGCAATCGCTGACTACGTGAACAACACCAACATGGCGGTTGAGAACGCAATCAGATTCGCTGTGTTTCAGTCGGCTAGAGAGGCAGGCATGAATGCGGAGAAGGCAGCTTACTTGGCTAAGGAGCTCACCATCAACTTCAACAGAAGTGGTAGTGGTGGTTCTGTGATTAACGCTTTGTACCTGTTCTTCAACGCAGGCGTTCAGGGTACAGCTAAGTTTGCACGCACACTGCTGCAGCTCAAAAAGGTTCCTAACGGACGTGGTGGATACTACAGAACACTCAACAGCTCACAGAAGATTGCCATGGGCATGACGCTGTTTGCTGCCGCTCAGGCTGCGCTGAACCAAGCCATCTCTGATGAGGACGAGGACGGCAGAACTTTCTACGAGAAGATTCCTGACTACGTCAAGGAGCGCAACATGATTGTGATGATTGGCGGCAAGGACTACATCAAGGTTCCTTTGCCCTACGGATACAACATCTTCCACAACATGGGCACCATGTCGTACGAAGCAGCCACTGGCATCAGGACTGCTGGTGATGCTGGCATGTTTATGATTGGCGGCCTAGTGAACTCGTTTATCCCAATCTCGTTTGGTGAGTCAAGCACGCTGTTTAACAAGAGCTTCAAAGCGTTTACGCCAACCTTCATGAGACCATTCACAGAGATTGCAATTAACGAAAGCTACTTCGGAACTCAAGTGTACAAGGACAATGCACCGGGTCAGAACCTGCCTATGTCTTCACTGGGCTCGCGCTCACCTGAGTGGCTGCGCGATGTCACCATGTTCTTGAACGACGTCTCCGGCGGCAACGAATATGAGAAGGGATACCTTGACATGTCTCCAGACAAAATCTGGCATGCCTTCGAGTACTACGGTGGTGGTGGATACAGATTCCTCAAGAATACCTACAAGTCTATCGAGACTCCGGTGCAGCACTTGCAAGGATACTCTGACGACAAGGACGAGGTTGCGGGTAAGGTGCTCTCTACGATGCCGATTGTGCGTGTGGGGTACGGGACGTACAACTCTCGTGTAGACATGGCTGACTACTACAAGTTCAGAACCACTGTTAAGCAGGCGGTCGAGGCTAGGGAAAACCTGAACCTCGATGAACCAAGAACGCGAGCAGCTGCTGCGCTTGAGGCTGAAGGTAGAAAGGTTGACAAGGCCTTGCAAGCAATGCGTAAAGACATCAGGGCCATCAAGGACAAAGACATTGACCCAGCTCTCGAGGCTAGGGAGATTGATAAACTAGAACAGGAGATGCTCAGACTTGTGCTCTCATTCAACAAACAATACCTAGAACAATATGAAGGAAGAAAGAAAAAAGATTAAGGACACCAAGCTTGGGTCGTGGCTGAAGAAGGCCGCGCCCGGAGTCCTCGACAAAGTTGCTGACTTGCTCCCCGACCAAGGGGGGTTGGGCATCGTAAAGAACCTGCTTGACAACGAGCCAAGTGTTGACCCAGTAGAGGCCAAGGCAATGCTCGATGCAGAGGTGCAGTTCCAGAACAACGTCAGCGAAAGATGGAAGGCTGACATGGGTAGCGACGTCAAGCTCGCAAAGCTCATCAGGCCAGTGACATTGATTGCTCTCATGTCGATGTTCATGGTAACCATGGTGCTCGATTCACTTGACAATCTGCCATTTAACGTAAAAGATTCCTATGTATCTTTGCTGGAAATCCTTATGCTCACAGCATTTGGTGCGTACTTCGCAGGTAGAACCATTGAGAAATCCAAAAGATGAACGAAGAAGACTTCGGCAGCTGCAGCTTCCTTGACCAAGACAAGCTCAAGAAGCAGGAAAAGAAGATTGAATCAGGTGAGATTACCTGCAACATCGAAAACCCAGAGGACTGTGAATCTTGCAGTGGGTAAGTCGCTAAAGCTTTTCTTAGCATGCGTATTGTTAAGCGTGGCAACTGTCGCTCAAGGACAGCTGCTGCGCTTTTCTACGCTGTATGGTAGCCTCACAGCCAACGCCCCACTCGTAGAGAACTCTGTGTACAGGGTCAACGGAGTAGCAGGCTCTGGATACCTTGAGGAGATTACCGAAGTCAACAAGGCTAACTACGTCTTCAGTGTTGGCCTGCGCAAGCTGGCAAGGTTTGACTATCAGGTCAAGCAGGGCCAGTTCTACACAGGTCAGGAGAACGAGATTAGCGACAACGCCACGGTGTCAAACGCTCCCGGTTGGGAGTATCTGCTGGAGTACTCAGCTGTTCGGAACAGGAACGACGTGTTCACTCAGCAGGAGTACAGGTTGCGCTACTCAGGCAACTGGTTTACGGTTCGTGGTAGCTACATTCAGAACGGACTGGTCAACCTCAAGTACACTCAAGCAGAGGTCAGGCTACGCAAGAGACTTGGTGAGTTTGACTTCACCGTAGGCGCAGCTCACAGGGCACACCCGGTGTACGGCTACTCCCCCATCGAGGCGTGGTTTGACGACCCAGCCAACAAGCACTGGTGGCAGCTGGCCAACGAGTACGGCTTCTACAGTGACGACGAAGAGGTGTGGCGTCTCAACGGGGACGTCATTGCTCAGTCAGACGTAGAGTTCTACGGCTACCACTTCGGTAGGATTGTGAACGACTACAACAGAAGAGAGCTAGATGAGTTTGGTTTGCAGCAAGAGCTGTCAGCTGTGGTGGGTATGGACTACTACCACTACACGGAGCAAGCTTGGGTGCATGGCTGGTGCTCTCTGTACTCCATGCACAGGGGCTTGAGCGACCTATCGTTTGAGTACGAAGACAACATGGATATTGAGTGGGACGCAGGTCTCATCATTGGAGCAAAGCTTAACAAACATCTTAGTATATTTGTGGAAGCCAGACACTTACAGTACTGGCAGATTAACTCATACGCAGGCCGCGCAGGCTTCAACTACTTATTCTTCTAACTATGGCGAAGGTCGGAGAGAACACAGAGGTTACCCTAGACCTCAAGACACTGGGGATGGTAGCTGCCGGAATTGGCAGCATGGTTGCTATGTGGTTCTCGCTTCAAGCCGACATCGCCGAAGCCAAGGAGTTGCCAGCCCCACACGCACCTGAGATTACTCGCATGGAGTTTGACATGAAGGACCAGCTGGTTCGTCAAACAATCATGAGCACACAGGAGGATGTCACCGAGATGAAGGAGGACATCAAGATGATTAAGGAAAAGCTGTATGAATAAGTTGCTTCTCCTGTTGTTGCTGCTGCCTGCCACAGCATTCTCACAAAGCTTTCTGGAGCTGGATGAGCTTGACGCCAAGAAGTCCAAGGGGATTACGGTTGTTGAGTTCTGGGCTGAGTGGAATAAGTCCAACGAGGTAGCGTTCCTCAATGACCTCAAGGACTGCAGAGCGTACCGCATGTGCATTGACCTTCAGCCCAAGGCGGTCGGTCAGTACAGCATCAGCAGTGTGCCAACAGTTGTTGTGTTTGACAACGGGCTAGAGGTGTTGAGATTTAACCCAACAATCATGATGCAGCTTGCTGCCACCAAGGATGAAATCCAAGAAGAGATTGACGACATTATTCTAAAAAAGTTTCAATGATGAAGAAGTTACTTTCTACCATCACCACGGTACTTATGCTGTCTCCTGTGTGGGCACAGCCTAACGTCACGCCTGTGTTCGTTGAGTGTACCCCCGGTGAGTACCCCAACGAGATTTCGTGGGAGATTATGACGTGCGACAGCACGGTTCTTTTAGATGGCGGCGCACCTTTCTTTGGTGCAGCCCTGATGCCAGACCCAGACAGGTTTATCATTCACATGATGGACAGCTACGGTGACGGATGGAACGGAGCCTACTTGATTGTAGACACAGTTTCGTACGGCTTCCTGTCTGACGTAGACTGGATTGATTCACTGGGCACATGGCCACAGGACCAGCCCGAGCAGTGGGTGACCGTGGGTTGCAACGACCCAGTCACCGATGTACAAGAGATTACTCAGGAGCCATTCGTTCCTACTCGCTACTACAACCTGTTTGGTCAGGAGGTGGTGTTGCGTGAGCGCGGCTACTACATTGCCACTGACGGCATGCGTTCTCGACTGATTTACAGAAGAGAAGAATAACTTATATTTGCGGTATGGAACAAGGAAAAAAGAAAGCCATGATGGCACAAGGTGGCATGATGGATAAAGAAATGCAGATGATGCCCGGTGGCGGGCACATGAAAAAGCAAATGATGGCCGAAGGCGGCATGATGGAGGAGCAGAAGATGCCCGGTGGTGGCATGATGGAGAAGCGCCGTATGATGATGGAGGAAGGCGCCATGATGGAGAAGAAGGATATGGAGAAGGGTGGTATGATGGAGTATCAAGAGGGCGGCATGATGGAGAAGAAGGCCGCTGTCATGAAGATGCTCGACGGCATGAAGGAGATGCCACCAGAAGAGGAAGTCGTCAAGATGATTATGAAGTCGGCAGGAGTCGACGAGTCAGAGGCCAAGGCCCTGATTGCTGAGTACAGACAAAGCAAGAAAGGCATGGGTGGCAAGATGGAGTACGAAGGAGGCGGAGCTATGAAGATGATGCGTGACCCAAAGGACATGGTTGGCATGGCCATGGGTGGTGCAAAGATTATCAGCTGATAGACTCAAAGAAGTCTTCGTCCAAGTCTTTGATGGGGAGGATGAACTGCTCGTAACAGTAGCGGTTCACCTCCTCTTTCTCTTCTGGGGTAGTTCCTCGCCCGATGTTGTGTGCTTGGTACGAGGCGTTAGACCTCAACAAGCTGTCGATTTTCTGTCTCAAGCAACGACAGTTGCGATAGTGTTGTTTCATTGCTGCTGTTTAGAAGGAACATTGGCAGGACGATAAGCTTGACAAACCCTGAATCCTTGTCGTCAACGAGCTCATGGATGGGTGGTGTCCACCCCTTGACGTTGCCGATGCCGTGCATCACGGGCTTGCGGATTGCAAAGCGGTTCTCCTTGTGCGCCTTCCAAAGATAAGCACGCAGCTTCTCCAAGTCAAACGTAAACGCGATGTGAAGTCTCTCTGGATTGCGGACGATGTAAACCAAGTACTCCGCGTTAGTCTTCATAATCCCACAAGGTTGCTGGGTTTTAACTGACTCGTACTCCAAGAACAGATTGACTGGCTCCTTCCTGCGCTCTGCCCAGTAGTACGCCTTGACATCTGTCTTGACTTCGTAGTACACGCCAGTGTTGTTGTCGAAGACATCCCAGTCACACTTGCCTGTTGAGATTGTGCAGTCACCTCCCTTTGCGTTGAGCCACGCTGCCCACAGCTGCTCACCTAGGTCACCAACCTGCATGTCTGCAAGGAAGTTCTTACTCATGAGTGGTTGTATTCAAGGCAGGCGTCCTTGATGGTTGCCACCTCAATGTTGACCTTCATGCGGAAGTCCTTGACCAGCTCCGCTACTTCCTCGGTAGAAGATATGGGCTTGCCTGCATCGTCATGCAGCGACTCGTACAGCTCGGTTGTGAGCCTCTGAATCTCCTGCGTGGAGAACGAGTACAGTTCACTTAGCTTTCTTAATTTCATCCTTGATGATTTGAATGACTTTGTCTACTTGTTTGCTGTTCTTTGGCACGAACAACATGTAGTCGCCATTCCCGGTCTCAACCATCTGTCTCAAGAAAAGCTTCCACCTGAGTGGGAACCCGTGCTGGGTACGCTGGTACCCCTTGGTCTCGATGATGAACTTGTGCTCGTGAGACACAAAGTCCGGTGTGTACTCCATCTTCCTGACCATCTTCCCTGAGTAGTCCATCATGTCAGCCCTCCTGTTGGTGGACTTGAAATAGATACCGGGGTAGATGAACCTGTCGACGAGAGTGAAACTCTCAGGTTCGTACTCGAACTTGAGCTTAGCTTCTTTCAACTTGTCATAGCAGTAAACCTCAAGACCAGACTTGAGTTTCTTGCCACCACGGTTCATGCTTTTACGCCGTGCCATGGTGTAAAGTTAGGTCAACAACCAATCAAATGCTGGTCTGTTTCCCCACAAGTAATTCACACAAAGGTCGGAACAACTTAGGTCCGGGTGACACGAAGTTGAATCCTGATTGCTCTTGACTGAACTCGAATCGTAACGGGAAATCAAGGGGAGTAGGGTGACCGCCAGTCTCTGTCATGCGAACTTTCCTCACGTGCATCTCGACAGTGCGACGGTCACTCCACTCTTGCGCTTGAATCTTGCGGTGTAATGTGATGAAGCCATCGGCTCTGTTCACAAACTTACCACCACCCTCAGTATCCTCAGCGTACGGAGCAGTGGGCAAACCGTCATCGCCCTTGCGTCGTTGCGCCTCAGTGAAGGCGTGAGCATTCACCCACATGGCAACCTGATTCTTGACGCTGAACGTCAGGAACTCACTGGCTGCCTCGTAGTGGTACTCGTGGGTACTGATACCGCGATGTGCGCTCATGTCAATGCGCAGTGCATTGTATGGGTCGATGAGCACACCGTCCAACCCTTCGTACTTCAGCACCTTCTCCGCGAACACGAGGATGTCGGAGTAGCTGTAGTTCTTGTGGTTGTCAATAAATGTAAAGTGTTTGTTGACCCAATCGTGTGCTGTTGTAAGTTCCTTGTGGTTCATGCGCTTGATGGGCATGTCCATACAGAACTGCATGACCTTCATCTTGTTCGCCCATGTCGGGTTCTCTGCGCTGTAGACCAACCACTTCCAGCCGTGCAGCATGGAGGCAGCGACCATCAGCCACAGCGTGAAGGTTGTCTTACCCACGTTGCTGTGCCCGTTAATCATGAGGAACTCACGCTTGAACCTGAAGTACTCGTCGAACTTCTCGTTGTCTGTGCCTAGGCCAAGCTCTATCTGTCCTGTCACGTACTTCTTAATCCACTCGTAGTCGGTATCGTCGGATGCGATGAAGGACATGTCGCCGTCATTGACACGCATCTCGTGCCGTATCTTCTCAAGCTCTCTGACAATCTCTCCGATAGGTGCAAGCTTACCCTGCTCTATCCCGTCGATGATTGTCTTGCGGGCTTGGTCAAGGTCGAGAGGATTCCGCGCTTCGATTTCACGAACCAGCATACGAAAGGCTTCGTCCTCTTCGACCCGACCTGCAGCGATGAAGCCACCCAACAAGTATGAGGCACGCACAAGTGCTGCGTGTTTGCCCCCATCGGGGGCGTACCGAATCATCTGAGCGGCGATTTGTAGCTTCTCATAGTCAGTACGCCCCTTTACCTCGGTAGGGTTTGGCTCTGCATGCTGCTCCGATTTGAGTCCACCGAATCTTGTGGGCTCAGAGTTGATGCAGATGTTGTCGTCGTACGATTCAAAACACGCACGCGATTCGTTGATGCCTGAGGGGTCAGCCTCAAGGCCATGCTTTCTTTCAAAGTATTCGCAGAGAGAACGGAAGTGGTCTCGGTGTCTCTCCGGGTTGCTAATCTCTACGATTGCCTTGACCCCGTCACCGCTCGGTGAGGTCCAGCATGCAAGAACATGTTGGTCAAAGGCAAGCCTAGACTTAGCGTCTTCTACATCTGATACGTGGTCGAAGTCAAGGACGATGATGCCGCTGTGCTTTTGCAGCGAGTCATCCTTGCGCTCCTTGAACCTGCCACTCCACAGCACAACAGGCAGTTGCTTCTTCGCCTCCTTGTCGCCCTCGCGGACCCGCTCAATCTTCTGCTTCTGTTTGCCAGATTGGATGCGTTGCAGTGCTGTTTCCACTGTGATATACAGCGGCTTCTTGTTGTAAAGGTCCTCGAATATCGTTATCACCTGTGTCATGTTTCATGTTAATCCGTAGTAACACCAAGTATCCCATGAGGTCTAGCAGTGTGTCCTCATCTACGTCGTCTGTCCCCCAGTTCTTGATGCGGTTCAGCTTGTCGTCGATGCGAACTAGCAGCTGCTCGTGCGAGCTTGCCTTGCTAAAGATACGCGCTGGGTCTAGTGCAGCGTTGCCATACCTCTTGTTTTTTTCTGTGAGCAGTGCCGTGAGTTCATTGCACGCGCCTCTAACTTCGCGCACAAAGTCACGATGATTCCAATGCTTCGACATATTGCTTGATGTTGTTCTTGAGTCTCATACCCATTGCTGTGTTCCCTACCTCCATGTGATAGATGCAGCTTGCTGTTTCTCTCAGCATCTTGTAGAAGGAGAACTGTTCGCTGTACAAGTCAGCGTTCTTCACGTAGTAGCACACACTGCTGTGGTCTTTGCCAAGACACTTAGCAATCGAGACTATTGTGAAGTAGTGTTGCATTGCATCTGCGAACGCGACCCGAAGGATGACGTTCATCTGCAGCCTGCTGTCCGGCAAGAAGTCATAGCCGACAGCTTCGTAGTAAGCATCGCGTGCTTGCGTCAACTCCTCGAGGCTACCCCTCTTTACCACGTAGTTGGGAACCCACCCTTTTTTTCGAGAGGATTTCCTCAATTTTGATTTCGACTTTGCCATCGTATCTAGGTCCGTAGTAAGAGCGGTACATCCTGTCCCACGTGTGACCCTTGAGGATGTCTTCCGGTTCCTCTGCACTGGTCACAGCGTAGTCCATCTTGGTGTGCTCGGTGAGTTTCTTTTTGCCTTTGGTTACGCGAAGCTTGAGTTCGTAGTAGTAAATGTCTCTCATGACATGAAGCGGGGAAGACGCCTAACCCAAGCGCCTCCCCCTAATCAACATGAAACAGTTTACTTTAGAACGGTACGTCCGAAGACTTCGTTGACTTGCCTGACTCAGCACGTGGGTCGTAGACTGATGCCCAAGCATTTGACTTCGAGAAGCGCTCCTTGTCTGGAGTCAACACAACGGAGACATAGACAGAGCCTTTGTCTGTTGCGTACTTCTTCATCTCTTCCAACTCGGCAAGGGTGAACTTGAGGCGAGCTGATGATTTGACCTGTGTTACATCGCCGATGAACACGCGGTCGGTGGTTGGTTTGTTATCCATGTGAATAGAATGTTGAATTAGATTTCGTCGTAAATGTAGTCATTGACTACGGGTTTGTCAAGGAAAAGCCAATCTTTTATTTTCTCGATGCCCTGTTCAAACTTGAACTTGCCTCTCAGAATCGTCTCTTCCTTCGCCTTGTAGACAGCCACCGGGTACGGGTACGTCTTTTCCTGAGCAACCCAAAAGAAGTCATCAAGACCCGCAACCTGCGTGTAGATATACGCTTGAATGTCATAGGAGAATTTGTTTACATCGTACCTGAAGCCGGGGATGGACCTCGTGCTCTTGCTGTCTGACACATAGTACTTGCCTTGGCAATCAAAGAAGCCACGCACTGGGATGTCATCAATGAACTCGTTGAACTCGAGTTGATACTCACCCTTGAGGTACTCGTCTTTGATGCCTGAGTCAATCAGTCTCTTCACCATGAAGAAGGCGGTCTTCCACTCTGACTCATCGACAAGCTGCTTGCCTTCTTCGATAGCCTCAGTCTTGAGCTGTTGCACTGCGGCCTTGTACTCTGACGAGCTCTTGGGATTCTTGAGCGCCTTAACTCTGTCGCTCATCTTCTCCATGATTTCGTCGTGGTCTATCTTCTGATAGGTAGCCTCGGCCTTCTCTGGCTCGAACAACATCATGTCGTACATCGAGCCAAAGGTCAGGGCAGGAGACTCCTTCTTTAGCTTGCCTGCCATGTACAACTCGAAGGCACGCATGTCAGTGAGCGCGTGCTTAATCGAGCTGTACGACAGGTAACTCTTAGCTGTCTTCTCTTGCAGCTTGAGAGAAAACTCCATTACTTCTTCTTACTCTTTGCGCCTTTAGCTGCGACGGTCTTATTGACTGTCTCGAGCAGTTCGGAGTCTTGGTCAGGAGTAAAGGTGTACTTCTCCACGGACATGGCGTAAGCTTGCTGTGGATTCTTTGAGTTCTGGATGAAGGCGATAGCCTTCTCCATAGTCTCGTCATCTACCTGTGGCTTAATCTTGCCGTCCTTGACAGGGGGTGCTGTGATTCTCTCAGGCTTGGTGTACTTGCCATGCGTGTTGGTAGCATCGCTGTCCTTGCCATCGTCAATGCAGAACAGACCATTGAGTGCGTACTTCCTCGCATAGGACGAAGCAGCACCTGTGACTTGCGAGCCATCCATCCCCTTCTTGTTCTCTTCTTCTCGAGCAAAGCCTGAGGCGGACACCTCTGTCTCTCCGTCAGTGACCGTCACAGTGGCGTGTACATATACACGACCGCCTGTCTCGACAATGCTGTCACTCATCACGAGAGCCAGTCCGTGTTGAGTAAGTAGAGGTTTTACAGATTCTACAATGTCCTCGCACGAGCGGTACTTGTACTTACCAAAGGAGTTGAATTGTCCCTTGGGTGCCTTCAGGCGTGCCTGCACGTCGGATAGCTTATGAATGATTGTATTCATGTGATATTAAATTGTGTTGTTCCCGATTTATCGGGGGAAAGTTCGGAACTATTTCTGACAAAATCAAGGATTCGACAGCACGATATGCGGAAAAAGTTTTCCACACATCAGTGCCATCGCCACCATAACATCTTGAGAATGAACGAGATGTATAGTGCTATTGCAATCCTTAGTATAAGCAGATGTCTGCGCCATCCCCGTTCTGTCATCGAACTGTCGTGCTGTTCTCGTGGATGATGCGCATAAGCTTGAAGTACAGCTCGCCGTCTACCTCATCGTGGAACAGCATGCGGGACATGACAAGCACAGCTGCGTTGCGCTCCTTGGCGTTGAGCTCTGTCGACTGCCGTGCGTTGATTCGCATTTGAGTCATCTTAGCACACACCGATTCGGGTGAGCGACCCACAAGCTTTGCGACCTTGTTGATGGTCGGGTTGTTGAACGTGAGTGGCACGTCAGATGTGATGTGCTCGGTTGCAATGGCCACTTCCTTCTGTGACCAGCGTCTCTTGAAATTAGACATGGTTGTTGTGATTGAATTAAACATAGATTTCTTCGTTGTTTGCGAGGTCCCACACACACTTCTCTCCGAGCAGACGGCACTTGTCAAGCGCGTCATCTAGCTCATCGAATCGCTGTGAGATGTCGACCTCTGTCGAGCCCTGCTTGTTGTCCCATGTTCCGACGTACATCTTGGAGCGCAGCGTGTGCTGCTTGAGCTTCTTGATGGCACTCATCTGAATGGTCCAAGCGATAGCTAGGTTCGACGTGTACTCATTGCGTGGCACTTGTATCTGAGGCAGGTCCATCGCTCCCATGGCGGGGTCGTAGACTGACTGCACAAAGATGGTCTCGGCCAAGTCGCTACGTCCTACCATGTACCCTGTGGTCGGTACGTCTCCCGTGTATGGAGAGACTGTTGAGCCACCGTACATGAACTGCATGTAGCATGCCTTGTACATAGCATCCTTACTCTGTGATTCCATAGAGGTTTGTTTTGTACACAAGAATCAACGGGACGACAGCATCGTCTTCGTTGTCGCACGAGTCGCTGACCCAATGCGGTGCCTTGTGTGGGTTGTACCTGTACCTCTTGTCTGTCTGCTCCATGACGAGACGTGGCACGTGGGTGCCTCTTATCTCATGGTAGTCATCGAACTCAATCCATGCACAGACAGTCTTGTTCATGCCGTCATGAATCTTCTTGGCTACCGTGCCATGGTTGCGCAGTCGACAGTTGTGCAACAGGGCGCAGAAGGTATCAGGGTCTCTGTAGAATGTGCCCAATGCAAACTTGCCCACGGGGGACATGTGCTTGAGCTGCCACTTCTTGTAGTTCCTGCCACGCCCCAAGTGGTAGCGTAGTTTGTAGTACCCACTCATACCTCGTACGATTTGGCATTACCCACTACACCGCCATCGGGTGCGACCACGAACAGGTCTGACGTACCATCAAGAGTGTGGATGCTGTAGCCCTTGTGCTCGGTGGGCACTTGGCACAGCCACACCATGGTGGCGTACTCCTTGCCGTCGTCAGACCAACCGACAAGGAATCTGCGTTCTTCAAAATCTGCCATTACTTAAATGAATTTAGGTGTTGTAGTATCTGCTCCTCGAGAGCAGCGAAGTCCATGAGGGTAGCGAGGTGGAAGTCCGTGATGTCGATGGGCTCCTCGGGTACCACGTTGGGCTCGACAACAGGGCGTGTGCTCTTGATGTACACACGGTCGACCTCCACGTACTCAGGGTTACCGGGGTCGACGTCACTGTCAGGACGGTACGGGTGGTACTCGTACGTGACGAACACAACGTACTGATTGTCAGTGTCTTCTTGTAAGATGTACTCTTCCATGTTGATAAAGTTAGTCATTAGAATCCATAACTGCAAGAGGTTCCTTGCCTTTCTTCGCTCGGTGTTCGTTGACAAGTGCAGTTGACAAGTAGCGAAGCGTGTTGATTTGCTTGTTGATTCTGCTGTTGAACTTGAACTGATTCACCGGGTCGGCCTCGTGCTTGGCGAGCTGTGCTGCCCTGCCGATGTGCAGGCAGTTGGACAGAGAGATGAAGTCTTTGTTGCCTACCTCGATGCGGATGCGCATACCCTCTTCACCCTTGAGGTTTGGGATGCGCTTGACGAGCATGCCGCCCGCTCGGTAGTCGAACTCCTCACGGGACTTGCGTTTGAATAGATTGAAAATCATTGTTGGAATTTTGGTGATACGTCCATGATGTATTGGGCTACAAGTTGTTCGATGTCGCCCACGATTCCGTCCACGTCGTAGTGTGACAGGTCGTACTCCTCAATCATGAGGCGGGAGAGTTGTTGGTATCCGCTTTCGTCGAGGGTCTCGCCGTCGTGCTTGTAGCCACGGTGGTTGAAGCAGTTGCTTACGTGAAGGCGGAGGTCTGCCTCCGTCTCTTCGCTGAAGTAGTCGTATTCGTTACTCATTGTCTTTTGCTTTTTCGTAGATAAATACTAGGTCGTCATACAGGTCGTAGATTGCTGTACGTGGGTCAAAGTTTGGGTCGTCTTGCTGACGTGCTTGATAGTCGTCCATGATTTCCACGAACTGCACGCCCACCGTGGTAGCGGATTGAAAGAAAACAACCTCGTTTGTTTTGTCTTTACTCATTGTCTAGTCCGTATAGTTTGTCTAACACTTGTTGAAGGTCGTACTTGATGTCCGCTACCTTGTGGCAAAGGTCCTCGATTACTTCCTTGTCCACGCTTGGCTCGGGGTCATTGAACTCTGCCGAGTCAGCGAAGCCCTCGTGGAAGTGGTCGGGAAAGTCGCACGGCTCGGAGCGATAGTCGCAGAAGGGGCACTCAATCTCCTCGTGGCTTGTACGATGGATGAACGTAGAGCCACAGCTGCCGCAGTCTACGAGGTTGAGTCCCGCACCCTGCATCTCCTTTTGGTACCCCTCTTGGGATACTCTCTTGTTCCTGCGGGTCATGCCCTTGGGGAACTCTGTCAATGGTCCTGTCTGTTTCATTTGTCTGCGTTTGGTAGTTCTCCGTTATCCATCATGTATTGGATGGTGTCTTGGATGGCCTGCTGTATGCGCTCCATCACCCAATCGTTGTCTTGAAGTGAGGCGATAAGGATGCGCTCGTAGTCAGACTCGGGAAGGGAGAAGCCGATTCGCTCGCAAGCAACCTCGACATCCTCTACATTCCATTGAAGTTCAGGGCCTGTGTAGTAGCCCTCGTCATTGATTAGATTCATGTCTTGATGTTTTCGATTGGGATGAAGTATGCTTGATGCTCTCCGACATATTCGTATGGGGCAAGACAGGCCTCTGATTCAAACCAATCTTCGTCCATGTACTGCTGAACCTCTGGCCACAGCACGAGCTTGTATACATCTTCGTTCATGCCTTGGTGATTAGTTCTTCGTCAATCATCTCTTCGATGATGTGGTTGATGATGCGGTCGATGACGTCGTCGCCGTTGGCACCCCACTTGATGCTTCCGTAGTTGATGGTGGGAAGCCAATCCTTGAACTCCCTGTACAGCTTGGGCGGTACGTGGTAGGCGAGGTAGTCCACCAAGTCCTCGTAGTACGAGTCCATCTCACGCACGATGGTGTCCTCACCCCAATCGTCGACGTCCTCCCACTCACGCCACAGGTTGCAGAACCCGTTGTTGTAGTAGTCGTAGCCGACCCGGGAGATTGCACGCAGTGCTTCGGGTAGTCCATCCTCTGCTTCACCTGATGCGGGGATGAGTGCTTTCCATGCGGCATCGTACTCCTGTTGGTACTTGCCCTCTTGGTCCCAGTAGGAACCGCAGTCTTTGTTAATCTTAGACATAGTTATTGAATTGAATTGGTTGATGTTTCGTTGTCGATGAGTTGACGGATTGCTCGGTAGCTGTAAGTCTCGTCGCGGTAAGCCCACTCGGTTACGAGTTCCTTGCCGTTGACTTCTGCGATACCTCGGGAGAGGCCGTAGCCTCCGTTCTCGATGTTGAAGGTGATGCCGTTGTGCTCACCTGTGCCATGGTATTTAGGCATTTTGATTGGTGTTTAAGTATTCTACTTGTGTGTCGTACGCTCCTGCGAATGCGTCAACGTCGGACTGATGCAACCTGATGTACAGCGATTGGTACACAGGCGGGTCGCCGTCGATGAGCACTTGCTTGGATTGCACGGTCACTGTGAAACCATCTTCAACAGGGTCGTCACCCGTGCTGACGATGTCGGCCTCGGTGTGTCCGAGTGCCTTGATGTACAGCAGTGCCTTCTGCACTTGCGTTAACTTTACTTGCTTCATTCATAGTGGGTTAGAGGATTGTCAGTAGTGAGCCGAGGAACGCCAACCATGCAAGGAAGGCGAACCACAGCCACACATCAGGAGTCAGCCTGTTGCGTTTCATTGTCTGTTGATTTAGAAAGGTTGAACGTGGGTTCGGGGAGTTGTCGCGGGCCAATGCCAATGCGAGCGAGGTTGTCCATGATGTCTTCGTCCTTCATGTCGAGGAAGGAGCGGATGTCCTCCAAGTCAGAGAGGTTGATTTGACGGAAGCGCAGGTGGTCTGCCAAGTCCGACGAGTCAAGGGTGTAGTTGCCGCTGATGTCCATGTACATCCCGCCGTCGCAGACGGTTGTGTAGATGTCAGCCTCGTAGTCACGAACCTCGTCTTGGACGTACTCTGCCTGATAGTTGGCACCATACCCTGCACCAAGCAGGAATGCCTTGCGGAATACATCTGTGTTTGTACCGCCACCCGATTCGGCCTCGGCTTTGAGCTTGGCAATCTCATCTGCCTGCGTTTTAACAAGAGCTTCAAACTCCTTGATGACGCGTTGAACTTCCGTGTAGAACTCGGCACGTTGGTGTTGAACCTGTTCCTTGGTCTGTGCGACAACCAAGAGGTCTTTGATTGATTGTTCCATGATGTATGGGATTGAAATGAAAATTAGTTTAGTGGTAGAGTGTCTACCTTGATTCCGAAATTGCCGTCCGCCTCGAGCCACCCATCGTCGATGAGTGCTTGCGCTGTGCGTCCGTAGTGTCCTTGGAGTGTCCAAGCCATGCCTGTCTTGACGAGTTCAGAGAACAGGCGAAGCGTGCCCCTGTCGTCGAGGTGTCCGCACTCGTAGTCGATGAGGCGGTTGGTTACGTCGTATGCTTTCGAGTAAGCCATTGTATTGAATTAAGGGTTTGAAAAAAGCGAGGTTGGGTGGGGCCTGAACGTCTATTCGTCACCCGTTCAGTGGCATTGCTCCCCTTGCCCATCCTCTCCCCTGATTGTTATTCTGCCCACAGGGTGTCGGGTGGCATGGTATACATCTCGGCTCCGTCTGCTTCCATGCGTTGCAGGGTCAGAGCCACTTGTTAAATATGCGTTTAACGTCCGCCGACTATCGTTGATTATCCGTAGACTACTTCACCGAGCAGTACGCATTGGAGCCACACGTCTGCCGTGATGGCGTCGTCGTTCTCGGTGATGATGTTCATGAAGTGCCAATCGTAGTCCTTGGCCATCTTGGCTGTGCCGTCAACGACACGATGCCATGACAGCTCGCAGAACTGCTCTTGATACTCGTCGTAGAAGGCGATGGCCTTGCCTGCCTCGATGTACGCCCACATCTTGCGTTCGATGTACGGCTCGGGGTGCGCCTCCCGAACGTCCTTGTTTAGCTTGCTCTTCCAATGCGCCTCTATCTTGTCCCACTCTTCGGAGATAATGATGAAGTCGCGGGATGCGTACATGGCGTTGCAGAAGACGTCGTGCAAACGCTCGTCGGGGATGTTGAGTTCTACCTTCATGAGTTCTTGGTAATTGCGGCAACAAAGCCGATGAGAAGAGTGATTATGATTATGCCCATCCACACGAGAGTTGTGTCAGGCATTTGGGCTGTCATGGGTTCCATTATGCTTCCTTGGATTCAAAGAGTTCAACCTTGCTCGCCTCCTCGGCATCGGCCACGTAGTCGCGCCATTGGCTTGCGAAGCGTTCGATTTGCCACGTCTCGGTGATGGACACAGCCAACGAGTCGAGGAACTTGTGGTCGCCGTCGTACGTCGTTACGTGGATGGTGATGACGGGCTTGTCAGCGTTCCAATGCTCCCAACGGAGTGAGGGCGAGTGCCCCTTCATGGTGAGCCAATTCAAAGCGTCTGCGAGAGTTTGAGCCATCTCGGGGCTGTACTTCAGATGTTCCATCTTGTATGGGTTTAAGTGTTTGTAGTGCAGGGGGAGTCGAACCCCCGACGCATAGCGTCCTCCAAGTACACCTGTGGTCTACATCCTAACTTAGTCCACTTATGCGGTCAACTCAGCGACCATGTCCTCGGCAATCTGCTCCTCCAAGGAGGCGAGCAACTCCGTGGCAGTCATCTGCACAGGGGCTTCGAGCAGGAACTCAACGACAGCCACAACGCGTTGGGCAAAGCGACGCTTGGCCTTGGGTGTGTGGCCGACCTTGAAGGTGGCTTGCAGACGCTCCTCGATGTCGCGGAGGTCGATGGTTGACTTGCCGACCTTGAACTGCAAGAGGACAGGGTGCGACAGGTTGGTGAAGCGTGCGCCTGTCTGCTTCTGCAAGGACAGGTAGCGGAACAAGCGGTTGAGCATCGTACCTACGACGAGGTCGCGGGCTTGCTTGTTGTTGTTGTCGAGGTCGTAGCTGAACTCGAAGCGGTTGGACAATGCGACTTCGTGGTTGTCGCGGGTCGTGGTGTATGCCTGAAAGGCGGTTGCAGTAAACAACATGATGTTGGGGTTTGTGTGCCGTAGCACGGGTTAGAACAACGGGGGGGAGTCGAACCCCCACCACCCTACCGAGGTGGCACGCCTGTGCCGTTGCTGACGCCATGGCGGGTGGATAGCCCCGCAGTCCCCGGCTGGCCGGTATCATGGCGGTGTAGTCAATAGTGTTTGCGTTACTTCTTCCCCCATCCCAACTCCGATGGCCACGTAGTGTGGCGGGTTTTGTCGGCCCAAGTGGTAGGTAGTTTCAATACGTCAAAGAACTGCGCTCTGCGGTGAGTGGTGTGTGCCCACCATGCGTTCTGCATACATGGTGCGAGGTGCGCCCCGTGGGGCGGGTCGTTTAGTCAGCGACAGGCAGTACGTCAATAGTCCGAGGGCGGTTGCCGTTGCAACACGATGCCATTGTAGTAAGGGGGGTGCCACCGCTCCAAATTGTCAAGCAACTTTTAGACGAAGAGCAGGATTCAATCGACGAACAGCCAAATAGCTTCGACGAGAAAATCAGAATTTTAACATTTGTGTGTTTGCACAGGTCAGAAAAAAGTGGTAGACGCGCGTATCAACCTTCGTGCCAACCCCGTTTGTGGGGTCAGTTTGGGGGTGTTCAGGTCAGGCGATGGAGTTGTCCCACCTCCCTGCATGGGTGGTCAAACTTGCTATTGACAATTCACCCAATAGTGTTGACAAATACGCTGAAAGTTTCTGCAATACAAACGTGTAAACCCTACCCCCCCCATAGGATTAAACGACTTCCGGTCGACGTGACGCGCGTGTACATATAGACATAATCCCCACCCCACACATTTCTCAGGACTTTTCCGGAGGGACATGTATGTGTTTCCTTTTTTTGGAGCGCTGTACTCCCGGCAGGGCTCGAACCTGCAACCTACAGCTTAGAAGGCTGTTGCTCTTTCCAGTTGAGCTACGGGAGCATATCGTTTGACACAAAGGTACTTACAAGTTCTCGAGTAAACAAGTACTTGGAGACTTGACTTTTTAATTTTTTTCCCGTAACTTTGCTAAGTCGCTAGGCACTCACGACAACGCCAGTCACGCCCTTCGACCCTATGGGAGTTCGGGTCTCGGACGCTACTCAGTCTGAACAAATGCTGCGTGAAACAGAACTATCGCAGTCGTACTCGTCAAGTGCCGTATCCGGGTTAGCTGTACCCAAAGTTGTAGTATATTTACAACATGAATCTACCAACACTAAACCCTGAGTTTATAGAGGTGTTGATGACAGCATCAAAAAAACAAAAGAACAATGGCTCTGCCCGAGCGCGTCGTCGTGCTATGGAGAGAGCTTTGAACAAACACTACGGCAATGCGAGCAGTAAAGCGAGACAAGAAGACGGGGCTTCCTGAGAAGTATCTGTCTGGTTCAGAGAATCGGGCGGCAAGAGCCGACTCCATCAAGAAGGGCCAAGAGGCTTACAAGGAAGGGAAGCGACTCCCCGACAGCTACTTTGATGAAAGACAAGAGTTCAAGAAAGGTGGCAAGGTAAAGACAGGCAAGGGTGCCAAGGAAGGCCGAAAGCCTTTGAACGCATCTACCATTGCCTCGCTCAAGAAGAAGGCCAAGTCATCAGGCAAGTCTCTTGCTACACTCAAGAAGGTGTACCGTAGAGGTCAGGGTGCGTACCTGTCTAGTGGTTCAAGACCGAAGACAAGTATGGCTGCTTGGGCCATGGGCAGAGTCAACAGCTTCATCAAAGGCTCGAAGAAGCACGATACAGACTTGAGATAATTTTATTAGATTTGTAACCTCAACAAGAACGATATGGCAAAAGCAAAAAAGAAGGCCAAGACTTACAACACTTACGCTGCTGGTGGTAAGGTGAACGCTATGACTTACGACCAAGTCAGAAAGGGTATGGCCGACGGAACTGTCAAGCTCGCCAAGAAGTCATTCGCCTATGGAGGTAAGATGTACAACCAAGGCGGTAAGCCCGACTACATCGACATTGATGGAGACGGCAACAAGACAGAACCCATGAAGGAAGCGGCCAAGGAAGCAAAGACGCCTAAGGCTAGGAAGGGAATGTTCCTCAAGAAGAAGACGAAGAAGAAGTAATGCACCTTCAAGTACTCAGGTTCTCAGATAGCGGGGACTCGACCAATGGTATTTTGGTTGAGCTGTTCCCTGATGGGCGAGAGTTCTTGTGCTACACTTTGGAGGATGAAGAGCGCAAGAGGAAGAAGTATGCGGAGACCCGAATCCCTGAGGGGACATACGACATCACGCTTCGGACCGAGGGCGGGTTTCACGCCAAGTACTCCGAGCGGTTTCCCGACATCCATGAGGGCATGCTCTGGGTGCGAGACGTACCTAACTTTGAATACATCCTCATCCACTGTGGCAACACAGACGAGCACACAGCAGGATGTCTTCTGCTTGGTGACAGCCAAGAGAACAACCAGCTCGTGGATGATGGATTCATTGGCAAATCAACACAGGCGTACAAGAGAGTGTACCCAAAAATTCTAAAGGCACTTAACAACGGGGAGGATGTTCGCATCGAGTACATCGACCTCAATGATGTTATCATCGCAAAACTGAACTTATGAGAACTAAGAAGATGCAAGAGGGCGGCATGCCCGCAATGAACAAGATGGCTCAGCGCAAGGCGATGACCCAGAAAGCAGCTGCCACTAGCAGCGGAACCTTCCGCGACCCCGAGCACGGTTCACCATCTATGCCACTGGCCTCTGATGTAGAGCGCAAGTTTACTGGCACCACAGCAATGGGTGACCCATACACTGCTGACGAAGCAACACTCGTCCCCGGACAGATTACAGGATACAACGTAATCGAGCAAGATGACGGAAGTGTATTCCAAGAAGCTGTGTACAGCGACCCTACCATTGACCCGGGCGAAGAGGCCGCCGATGTCTCAGGCTCAGGTGAAGACCCCTTGCAGACTGGCGAGCAAGGCATGATGCTCCAGAAAAGAAACATGAAGGCTGAGAAGGGAGCTATGATGAAGAAGTTCAAAGAAGGCGGGTTCTCCGTAATGGACCCCGTTGACTTTGTCGCAATGTTGAGGGACAACAGAAAGAAGTAAGCCATGAAGCTGAAGAAGCTATCGGCGACCTTCGATGACCGGGAGCACGGCGAGAAGGCTCGCCCGCTAGGCCCTGAGGTAAAGAAGCGCGATGTCGGAGCGGCACGCGACGACTGGTCCTCGTACCTGCTGTCGAACCAAAAGGCGAACCAGCAAATGGATGATGAGGACGTACCTCCTCCCATCCCCGACCCGGGAGAGCCAGAGTTGCCCCAGCTCCCTGAGTCTTACAGAAGAACCATTGATGCTTTCCAAGCCGCGTTTACAGCACAGGGAAGCAACATGGATGTGTCTGGACCGAACGGAATCCCCGACGGTGTGCTTGACGTGTACGACGTCTCGGGCATCATCGACTTCTTCATGCAGATTGCTGGTCAGGGCCCTAGCTACGGTTCGTTCAATAGCGTGGAGGGGGCTTTAGGCTTGTTCTGGAACAATGAGGTTGGCTTTGCTTCTTTTAGCCAAGGCTTTAACCTGTTCTACAATCCCGGCTTTGCTTCTACCTCTGGGGGCCCCGGCGAAGATGGTACTTACTTTAATGCCATCGAGGACCCGTACGGTGCAGCCACTACTACTTGGGCTGACCTCATGGCAATGCAAGACTTCTATGAGTCAGATGATTTTGGGGGTAGCTTTCAACCTATTCCTCTCGACTGGAGTAGTGTTAACAACCTCAACGGTAGTGCCCTCGCAGGCTCTGCTCTTGACGCCATCTTCGACGCATACCAAGACCAAGTAGACCCAGACTTCTTCGACAACCTGTTGATTGCACCACAGCCAACAGCAGATGACCTCGAGGACCTCGGCGCTTGGTTCGATGCCAACATGTTGCCAATCATGAACATCTACGCGGACTTGTACATGTACAATGCTACGGGTGATGCTCTGGGTTACAGCGAAGGCAACTTCCAATCCATGATGGATTACATCGAGGAGTCAGGTGGGGACATGGGTTTCTTGTACTCCAATCCATTCCTTTCTTCAGGGGAATACAATCCGTTCAGCGGAAACATCTTTGATGTAAACGAAGACGGCACGTTCAATGGTGCTGACATCGCAGCATGGGTTGACTTTACAGAAATGATTGCTGCCGTAACTAATGGCACGGACATCTCTGAGACCAACAACATCTTTACTCAGGAGGACATCGACCAAATTGCTGCGTACTACGAGTACTACGGCATTGAGATGGCAGGTGGTAACAACATCTACTTTAGTGTCGATGGAGAGTGGGACAACACCGACAACCTCGGTGACATCCTTGAACCAACAAGCATTCCTCCGTACATCATCAACATCCTTGACCAAGAGGAGTTGGATGACTACATTGAATCGCAGTCAGAGGACGAGCAGCTTGCTCTTGTCGAGCTCAACTGGTTTGACCAAAGACCTGTTTGGGGGGAATCGTTTGGTCTTAATGAAGGTCTTCAGTCAGAAAACCCGCAGTGGTACATTGCCTTGGCCAACGCAATTCAGCCGTGGATTAACAACGGCTTCGACGTCAACTACGCGCAGCTCGGACCGAGCTGGACTCAATGGGGGCAGTCAGGAACTACACTCATTACCTATGAAGCCTTTACTCAGCAAATTTCTAGCTGGGTATCTGCGAACCTGTTTGACCCTGACGGCGACGGAACATACGACCCATCAGAGCTAGACCAGTCTGTTGTAGACTACTTGATTGAGTTCCACCCTGATGTAAACAGCGCGGCTGATGTTACCCCTGAGCTGTTCAACCTTTGGACTATTGGAGACTCATCGACCTATGCAGCTCTCGGCCTTGATGCAGCATTTTCACTTCAACTGACGGGTCCGTATCTTTTGAGTCAGTGCGCTGATTGGGTGAACAGTGTTGGTGGCATTCCAGACTTTGCAAACATCCTCGGCCAAGAGTCTAATGAAGCCTACAACTACGAGGCTCAAAATGCCATGGTGGCTCTCTTGCAGGCAATGTTTGGTCACCAAAACCCATCAGCGGCGACAACTACACCTGCAGGTTTCGGAAACGGCTCACCCAGTCTTGCGTACGACTTTGAAACACTCTTTACCTACCTAGGTTTTAGTCCGGATGATGCAGCTCAACTTGAGGACTATTTCCAAGACACAAACAATGGATTCCTTGCAGACCAACAAGCGTTTAGCAACTGGCTTTACCTTGGGTTCGTCGGAATCATTGGAGGAGTACTTGACCCCAACACAGGTACAGTAACAACCGAATCTGTAGGTGAGGGCGTCTTGTATGCTCCAGCAGGATGGCAGCCCGGAGACACTTACACTAGTTACGCCTACTACTTTGGTGACGGCCCCGACCCTTTTGACGTTCAGTTCTACAACTTTGAGTTGGACTTGGGGTCTGAAGGCTTTTTGTTCACCTACAACTCTTTCAACGACAGCACTCCGTTCTACATCCCACCACCCCCACCG